ACATAGTTGAAGAAAAACTAGGTAAGGGTAAACAATATTACATTGAAGGTGTGTACCTTCAATCAGAACTCAAGAATCGTAATGGTCGTATGTATCCAGAGAAAACAATGGATAATGAAGTTAATCGTTACATCAAAGAGTATGTTGAAAAGAATCGTGCTTATGGTGAATTGGGACATCCTGATACACCAACAATCAATCTAGATCGTGTTTCACACATGATTACTTCTTTAAAGAAAGAAGGAACAAACTGGATTGGTAGAGCCAAAATTTTAGAGACACCAATGGGTATGATCGCAAGAGGATTACTTGATGGTGGCGCAAATCTTGGTGTTTCAAGCCGTGCGCTTGGATCTCTAAAAGCAAACAACGAAGGTGTTCAGATTGTTCAGGATGACTTTATGTTATCAACTGCAGCTGATATCGTCGCCGACCCAAGTGCTCCAGATGCCTTCGTTCGTGGCATTATGGAAAACGTAGAGTGGGTATATGTTGATGGAAAATATGTGCAAAGAAACATAGAAGAAGCAAAAAGAACTATCCGAAACACTCCTTCTAGAAGACTTAAAGAACAATCTATTATTGAATTTCAGAAGTTTTTATCTAAACTTTGAAAATTATAAATAGACTTTATCGAAACTAATCGGACATAACCTACTTAAAAACAGGAGACTAGAATGTCAATTGAAAGAAAAATCGCAGAATTGTTAGCTGAATCGCAAAAACTTCAGGAATTAAAAGCCATTAATGGTCAAGATCCAGATGGTGAAGCATCAGAAGGTTCTAACAACACATCTGCTAAAGCAACAATCAAAGAAAAATCAAACAAACAGGTATCTTCTGATGCTAATGTTGATGGTGATAATGACGACAATGATCGTAACAACAACTTTGCACCTCCAGCTCCAGGAACATCTAAAGATACATCTAGATCTGGTCAAGGTGGTGCTGGCTCTGAGCCACAACCAAGTGTAAAAGATCCAGTTGCTGGTCAATACAAAGCAGCAGGTGCTAAAATTGATATCACTCCAGGTGGTGTTTCTCATGGCATGGCTGAAGATGTTGCAGCATTGGTTGATGGTGAAGACCTATCAGAAGAATTTAAAGAAAAAGCAGCTACTATTTTTGAAGCAGCTGTTACGTCAAGAATCAAAACTGAACTTGTTAAAATCCAAGAGCAGTATGATGCACAACTCGTAGAAGAGTTTGTGAAAATTAAAGAGGAACTCGTTGAAAAGGTTGATGGATATCTCGGTTATATTACCGAGCAGTGGATGAAACAGAATGAACTTGCCCTCGAAAGCGGAATTAAAGCTGAACTTGCAGAATCTTTCATTGATGGTATCAAGAGAGTATTCGAAGAGCACTACGTCGATGTCCCAGCAGAGAAGTATGATGTTCTAGGATCACTTGAAGAACAAGTCAGTGAATTAGGCAGCAAATTGAATGATTCCGTAAATGCAAATATTGAAATGAGCAAGCAAATTGCAGAAATGAAGCGAGCAGAAATCGTTTCTGGCTTATGTGAAGGTTTAACTGACACAGAAGCAGAGAAATTCAAAGGTTTGGCAGCTGAAATTGTTAGCGAAGATGCTGATACCCTACAAGGTAAACTACAGTTGATTCGTGAATCATATTTCAAGAAGTCATCCCCTGTGGCTAAAGATGTTGATACTCAAGTGTCAACTGATGAGCAGATGATTAATGAATCAGTGGCTCATTATGCTTCAGCAATTAAGAAACTAAGATAAAACCAAAACCCTTTCAGGAGAAACTACAATGATGTTAAGAGAAGATCTCGTAAAAAAATGGGCACCGATTCTAGAACACGAATCTGCGCCAGAAATCAAAGACCAGTACCGTAAAGAAGTTACTGCAGTTCTTTTAGAAAACCAAGAAAAGGCATTACGCGAAGAGCGTAGCGCATTGTTTGAGACAGCTCCAACAATGTCTAACTACAACGGCTCATCAACAAACCCAGACACTGGTGGTGTTGCTAAGTATGACCCAATTCTTATCAACCTAGTACGTCGTGCTGCTCCACAAATGATCGCTTATGACATTTGCGGTGTTCAACCGATGACTGGTCCAACTGGCTTAATCTTCGCGATGAAGTCACGTTATTCAACACAAGGTGGTACTGAGGCACTATACAACGAAGCTGACGCTGAGTTCTCTGGTGGTGACTTAGGTGCTAACACTAACGAATCAACTATCTCTGGTTCTAACTGGTTTAGTTCAGTTAATGCTCCAGGTGGTATGACTACAGCTCAGGCTGAAGGTGGTTATACATCTTCACAAACAGGTGCTTCACCTGCTTCTGATCCAGGTCCTGGTTCTACAACATTCAACCAAATGGCATTCTCAATCGAGAAGACAAGCGTTACTGCTAAGTCACGTGCTCTAAAGGCTGAATACTCAATCGAATTAGCACAAGACTTGAAATCAGTTCATGGTCTTGACGCTGAAAGCGAACTAAGCAATATTCTTTCAACAGAAATTCTTGCCGAAATCAATCGTGAAGTTATCCGTACAATCTATTACACAGCTAAGTCTGGTGCTAACAGTGGTACAGTTACAACAGCTGGTATTTTTGACTTGGATACTGACTCTAATGGTCGTTGGTCTGTTGAGAAATTCAAAGGTCTATTGTTCCAAATCGAACGTGATGCTAACGTAATCGCTCAAGAAACACGTCGTGGAAAAGGTAACTTCATCCTTTGCTCTTCAGATGTTGCATCTGCATTAGCAATGGCTGGTGTTCTTGACTACGCTCCTGCTCTATCAACTAACCTAACTGTTGATGACACAGGTAATACTTTCGCTGGCGTATTGAATGGTCGTTATAAAGTTTATATCGATCCATATGCATCTAATGGTGGCGCAAACGACCAATTCTATGTAGTTGGTTACAAAGGTGCTTCAGCGTTTGACGCTGGTGTATTCTACTGCCCATACGTACCTCTACAAATGGTTCGTGCTGTTGACCCTAACACCTTCCAACCTAAAATTGGTTTCAAGACACGTTACGGTATGGCTGCTAACCCATTCGCAACAGGTACTACATTAGCATCTTCAATTGGTTCTAACAACAACGTATACTATCGCCGTGTACGTGTACAGAACGTACTATAATTGATGAAGCTGACGTAAGATCAGTACTTAAAAGGGCACTTCGGTGCCCTTTTTTTTCACATATAAATAGTGGATTATCTCAGGAGATACATAAATGACTATCCAAGTAGCAGCAGAATGGAAAACCAAAATACCAGACAACATCAATCCACTGTCGCCCACTGGTTTTCGATTCGGTATTCAAAAACTACCAAAATTACAATTTTACTGCCAAACAGTAAATCTTCCAGGCATCGTGCTTGGTGAACCATCGTTCGGAACACCATTCTCAGCAATTCCACTTCCTGGCGACACCCTTACCTTTTCTGATTTACAAGTACAGTTTTTGATTGATAAAAACATGGAAAATTTTAAAGCAATTCAAGGATGGATGTATGGTCTTGGATTTCCACAAAATTATCAACAATATGTAAACTTTCAAAAGATTGATCAATCTTTTCCAACATCAGCATTCCCAACAGGTGTTACACAAGACACAGTCAGTGGCATAACAGATCGAAATGATTTATCGAAGAACTATTCAGATGCTTCGCTTTTTATTTTGACAAATAATAACAGTGAGAATATACTATTAAACTTCAGGAACGTATTTCCGACATCGCTAGACACATTGACATTCACAGGTGTTGATACTGATGTTACATATTTGATTGGAAATGCTACATTTAAGTATACGTATTACGAATTTGCATAATTAAAATTGGAGTTGTTATGAATCTTGAGCAATTGATGAAGAAATGGGAAGATGACTGTTCGATTGATGATGATCATCTTGGTGAAGCATCAACATATACACCAAATCTTCACGCAGAGTATATTCAGTATCTTGTAACTTATAAACTAAAATTGAGTAAACTCAAAGGCGACTATAATATTCTTCGCAAGAATAAGTTTCGCTACTATCGTGGTGAGTTGAGTCGTCAAGAGTTAGAAGATCTTGGTTGGTTACAATGGCAAGGACTAAAACCATTAAAGAATGAGATGGAAGAATTTTTAGAAGGCGACACCGACCTTGTTCAAATGCAACAGAAAGTTGAATACTTGAATACTGTTGTTATGTTTCTTGAGTCAGTTCTAAATGCAATCAAACAACGTGATTGGCAAATTAGAAATAGCATTCAATGGAAAGAATTTTTAGTTGGAATGTAATGAAGATATACGTAGAACAAGTTGATGATGTATATATCCGTGTGTTTTCAGATGCAGGAATAGAACAAGAACTGGCAAACTTTTTTACATTCGAAGTTCCAGGTGCTAAGTTTATGCCAGCATATAAAGCACGTTTATGGGATGGGAAGATAAGATTATATGATATCCATCGTAAAACATTATACGCAGGATTGTATAGTTATGTTAGAGAATTTGCTAATCGCAATGGTTATCAATTCCTTGATGCTAAAAATGATACATACAAAAAACTACCAGTAGGCAATTTTACATATGAAAATGTTGAAGAGTTTGCTGATAGTTTAGAACTAACAGCACGTGGCGAATCAATCGAGATTCGTGACTATCAATTAGACGCAATACAAAAATGCATGAATGAACATCGTGCTATGTTGCTCTCTCCTACCGCATCAGGTAAATCCCTAATAATCTATACGCTGATGAGACATTACGTAGGTACTGGTAAGAAATGTATTCTTATCGTACCAACAACATCACTTGTTGAACAAATGTATAAAGATTTTGAAGACTACTCATATGTTAACCAGTGGCCAGTTGATAGATACTGTCAGAAATTATACAGTGGTTTCACTAAAGACATTACGTCTGATGTATTGATTACAACATGGCAATCAATTTATAAACAACCACGTGCTTGGTTTGAACAATTCAATGTAGTATTCGGTGACGAAGCGCATCAATTTAAAGCAAAATCATTGGGAACTGTTATGGAAAAGATGACAAATATCCCATATCGCATCGGTACCACAGGAACACTTGATGGTAAACAAGTACATCGCCTAGTGCTTGAAGGTATGTTTGGACCAGTGTTTAAAGTAACAACTACAAAAGAACTGATGAAGTCAGGAAGAGTCGCTGAACTAAATATTAAATGTCTACTG